GGACGCCAAGACAATGTTGGATGCCTGCGCCTTATTGATGGAGGAGTTTGACTGCACGGTCGTTTTAGTGCATCACACTGGCGTATCGGATGAGGCGCAGCACCGTGCTAGAGGCTCAAGTGCATGGCGAGGCGCATTGGATATCGAGGTCAGCGTTAAACCAAGCAAGAACGGAGGCCCAATCGAGGTAATTCAGAGGAAGATGAAGGATGCCGAGATGCAGGATAGTTTGTTCTTTGATCTTAAGAAGGTGGACATCATTGGATGGCGAGACGAAGATAACGATCAGGTATCGAGCGTTGTCTTGGAATCTGTAAATAAACCAATTACCGCCACCAAGGTCTTATCAAAAGTCGAAGAGCATCGTAAACGATTCGAGAGGGCTTGGCATTTTGCTGGACGCGCCAGAGATCCACAAGGTCGACCGCACGTCACTCGATCTGGTATGCTCGACTTTCTTACAGGGCCGGCGATGTTAATGAAAGAGGCGGCAGCAAAAAAGGCGATGCAAATGGATTCAAATCGGATGATTGGTATGCTTGTTGACTCTGAATATGTGACGCCATTTGGTCAGGGATGGTCGGTTACCGACAACACTTTTGTTGCAGTTTTAGACACACAAGTTAACAGCTGAGGACAAATGAATATAATCAATGACTTAGAGCAATTTGAGGACAAAAGACATTTGAGGACATTTTGCAATGTCCTGGAGTGTTGCCTTATTAAAGCTAATAAAATCAACAACTTACAGTTTTTAAAGACAAAGTCGAGGACATTGTCGGGGACAAATAAATTAGAGGACAAGACAAGACATAACTCTATAGAGTTATGTCTTTTGTCCTTTTTGTCCTGTCCCGATTGTCATGTCTGAACTAGAATGGATTATGTTGAATTTTGGATGGAGTCAGAAATGAGTGATGAAGAAGTAAAAATTGGAAGGCCAACTGATTATACCGATGAGTTGGTGGATCGAATCTGCGAGGAGATCGCCGCTGGTCGATCATTGAATCGCATCTGCAAGACCGAGAGCTGGGCGCCAGATAAGTCCACATTCTATCGGTGGATGTACAAACACGACTCGATACGCGACAAATACGCGCGAGCGAAGAATGCGTGTCAAGAGTTTGCCGCAGAGGACATCCTCGAGATAGCCTATGATGCGACGCCTGAGACATACAACGTGGCGCGATTGAAGGTCGACGCGCACAAATGGGTGGCGAGTAAGCTATTGCCTAAACGTTATGGCGAGAAACAGCAGCTCGAGCATACTGGCGAGTCTGGTGGGCCGCTGGTCATCAAGTGGAAGGGCAAGGATGAATAACTTCGATAAGTTCCTATTCTTTATGGTGGCTGGCTGTGTGCTGACGACGTTTGCAATGATGGCGGATTTCTTAGGATGGTATGCCTGAGATAACGATCCCGTACAAACCTCGGGATGTCATGATCCCGTTTCACGATAGAACGAGTCGATTTGCCTGTCTGGTGGCGCATCGGCGGTGCGGCAAGACAGTTGCCGCGATTAATGACCTGATTCGCGATGCATTGACGATTAACCGGCCCAACGTCCGAGTGGCGTACATTGCGCCGACCTATCGGCAGTCTAAGGCCGTAGCGTGGGATTACTGCAAGGAGTTCACGGTTAATATACCGGGCATCAAGATCAATGAGTCCGAACTGCGCATTGATTTTCCAAATGGCGCTCGCATACGATTGTTTGGTGCCGAGACAGCTGACTCGATGCGAGGGCTGTACTTTGACTCGGTGGTGCTGGATGAGCCAGCTGACTTTCCGGCGAACGCATGGTCGACAGTCATTCGCCCGGCGATCGCAGATCGTCAGGGCCGCGCAACGTTTATCGGTACGCCTAAAGGTAAGAACGAATTCTGGGAGATATTTGACGCATCGCGCAATGATCCGACGTGGTACTCGGCGGTGCATAAGGCTAGTGACACTGGCATATTGCCGGGCAATGAGCTGGACGCCGCGCTCAAGACAATGGGCGAGGATCGATACGAGCAGGAGTTTGAGTGCAGCTTCGAGGCAGCAATCGCTGGCGCTTATTATGGCGCCGAGATGAAGGAAGTAACAAATACTGGACGGATTGCCGCAGTTCCATATGATAGAGCCGTTGGAGTCGTTACAGCGTGGGACTTAGGCATCGGGGATTCGACCTCGATTTGGTTCGCGCAACACGTTGGAGCCGAGGTCAGGCTGATCGACTACTACGAAAGCTCTGGCGTTGGACTTGATCATTACGCCAAAGTGTTGCAAGACAAGGATTATGTTTATGAGTCGCACGTCCTACCGCATGACGTGCAGGTCAAGGAGCTGGGAACTGGCAAGTCTCGGCTCGAAACGTTGGATTCGCTAGGGATAAGGCCCGTGACAATAGCACCAAAGCTAATGGTCGATGATGGAATACAGGCAGTGCGATCCATGCTCGGGCGATGCTGGTTCGATGAGACTAAGTGCAATCGAGGCATCGAGGCATTGCGGCAATACCAACGAGACTTTGACGAAAAGGGCAGAACGTGGCGAGGCAGGCCTCGGCATGACTGGACATCACATGGCGCAGATGCAATGCGCTACTTGGCAGTTGGATACCAGAATCAGGCATCGAGCTGGGGCGATCCAATCAGGCGTAACTTGCGAGGGATAGCGTAGTGGCCAAGATTCGAGGGCTAATGAGGTTTGTCGATGCGTTAGTTGATCGATATAAAATGGATCCAGAGGACGCCGAAAAAATAGTTAAAGATAATAAATGGATGAATCTTGAGGGCGCATTGATCGATGAGCCAGCTCAGACTCGAAAGGCATACAAACTTTTTGATCAAAAGAATGATCAGATATATCCATTGTACGTTGACAATAAGACGCCGATCCCAATGAATGAGTGGATGTTTGCTAAACATATGCCACCAAACGATAAGGGAGAAATATCATCTGGGATAGGAAGTTTGGCGTATCGACCGGGATTCCATAGCGGTACAAATCCATTTGCCCTTCATATTGGCGGAAAATCAAATAGAGCGCTGCCAGTTGATTACCGAAAATACGATCAGGTATGGGGAGAGATAGAGGTTCCAAGAGATTACGATTGGTACAACGAAGCAATGTATCGAGCCAGAATGACTAATGATGGTCGTATAGATCCGCAAACGGCAGAAATCAAAGATCAATTGCCGCTTGGCGGTAGTTACAATTACAACACAAACGCTAACGTTGCCGGAGACTGGTTAATATCTGACAGGATAAAAGTTAATAGACTGTTAGATAGGGATGAGGTACAAGACATAAATAAACGAGCTGGCGTCTCAGACTTGCCGACTATAGATCAGCTAATTAGGGCAGGCAAAGTTGATAAATCAAAGTTAACTAAAGTAGCCAAAGAGCAATTAAGGCGTAAAGGCTTGCTCGATTTAATTTACGAATAGGGATAGCGTAGTGGGAAAAATAGTAAAGGCTACAAAAGGATTGCTAAAATTATTAGATGGCGATGTGTCGATACAACGTCTGATAGACACTGGATTTTTAGATTCTGCGCTTGCAAAAGATCCAAGTTTTGTCATGCAAAAAAATATAATAGATGGAGCAACAAAAAGATACAAAGAAGCAAGGAAAAATAATCCTTACTTTGATGAAAGAGAAAAAATTGCAGAGTCAAATGAATTTAAAACTAACTTTGTTGAGACAGATTTAAAAAGAAACATTATTAAGGCTGAAGATTTAAAAATTGGCGATACGCTTATGCCAATAATGGGAGATAAGAGTCTCCACGGAACTTCTAATATGATTGGAGGCGTTCCAACAAATGTCAAATCAGAGGCAGGCGCTGATTTTGTTTACACAAATCAACTTGGAAATAATCCGGGTTGGCGATCAAATATAGGTGGCGCAACTCCAGTTCAAACAAGAGCTGGACTGCTTGCCCAAGAAACTGGAAACGCTCCATTAGCTATGTATGTAAACATGGGTGATGAAGCTACTAACTTTGCTACGCCAATTGTTCAAAATTTAATTCAAGAAATTAAAGATAGGCCAATTACTCCAGCGATGGCAAAGTTATTTGATGAAGGTGTTAGAAGATACTACAAAGGTGGTAAAGGAAGGCCGCCTTTCCTTGGCATTAATCATCCTGACTTTGAAAATCAAGTTATGGGCGTAAACGGTTTTGCAAATATTGGAGAAATAAGGAAAGCGGTATACAAAGCTATGAAATTAAAACCTGTTCAAGAGTCAGGTTTTCCAAATCCAGATCAAGTAATTGCAGCAGTTAATGATCCAAGGCTTGTTGGGCCTGAGTTATATCGCGCTGGTCGCAGTATGTTTAGAACTGATCCAGAAAAGCCTGTTGTATATAATCGAGACAACAGTGGATATACTCATGAAATTGCAGCAAAAGAGGGCGAAGAAGCATCACTTGATACTTCATACTCAATGGAGGAAATGTTTCGAGATGCATTTAAAATTACAAGTGGAAGAAAAACTGGCGACAATAATCCAGATATTACGACTCCGCCTCAACCGTTAACTATAAATCAAGCAAGAAAAGCAATTATAACAAACACAAAAGATCCAAATATGTCTCAAAAAGTTGATCAAGAATTAATTGATGACTTAATGACGATCAGAGAAAAGAATTTAAACAGAAGAATGTTTGCTGGAGGCGGAGTTGTTGCACCACCAACTGCTGGATTGCTAAATCAAGACTTCCAAGGCGATCCATTAGTTGGCATGGACTTATCTCAAGTCAAAGGCGATCAAAGGCCATTTTTGCCGACTGTTGGCGAATACGGCAAGTCTATGGTAAGAGGAGCCGCTACTGGAAGCATTGATACGTTTAATGCACTTGAGGATTTAGGTAGGAAGCATGGATTTATTCCTGATAATAGCGCATACATTCCAAAAGAAGTTAGCGATAGGTCTGGGCAAACAATTAGAAATTATGTTCCTGACTACAAAGCAAAGTATGCTACAGATAAAGAAAAATCTCTTTTTGAGATAATAGGATCGTTCTTCGGAGCTTAAGGATAATTATGGCAGTTACATCATTTAAAAAATTGTTTGACATGATTGGGATGCCGGTCACGAAGCAAGAGCGATCTTTGTCCGGGATGGATCAAAAGATCAAGGCTGCAATAGATCTACAAAAACAATTAGGATTTACTGGCAAAGATGTCGATGCTTACATCGGCTCATCAACAATGGACAGAGCAAGGCAAGCTGGCCCAGAAATGGAGCAACTTGCAAAAAATATATTGGAAGATGATTATTTAAAAAAGTTACGAGCAGACGTTCGATATACCAGACGCGGTGATTCATTTTCATCATTGCCACCAAATGAAGCGCTTGATCCATTAATGCAAGGCGTTATGGACGTTGAGTCCTTTGGCGGTAATCCAACTGCATTACAGGGCGCAGGCAATACGTTAAGTAATGCTTTATCGCAATTACAAAATTTGTCTATTATGCAGGCCTCAAGAGTTGGAAAGGTTGCCGCGGCAACGCCATTAAGTAGCGGCGCTTTGGGCCAGTTTCAAATTATGCCTAATGAACTATTACCGTTAGCTGTTCGCGCTGGTCTTGATCCGATGAAAGACAAGTTCTCGGAAGAAAATCAACGCAAAATGGCTGAGTTTCTTATATTGGAAGAGAAGCGTCCAGACCGATCAATGGGAGAATTACTAAAAGATCCAAGTGTGCCTATTGAGGCGGCACAACGTGCTGGTGCTAACATATGGGCTGGGCTTCCTAGCGTTGGCGGCAAATCTGCATACATTGGATTGCAAGGCAACGCGGCTAATATGAGCGAAGCGGAATATAGACGTTTATTACAAAAATCAAGACAGGGATTACTAGGGACGATGATGCCATGACAATAACAAACTACAGCACACTGCAATCTACAGTCGCCGATTATCTTAATCGCAGCGATCTAACGGCAGTTATACCGACGT